AGCCTCGTCTGTAAAGAACTAGGTTATACACCTAGTGCTTCTTTAGATAAACTTAGGAAGGCTACGATCAGCTGGATCCTACAGCCACTAGGTAGAAATACTACCACTAAATATTTGGATAAAAAATTTTGGCTAGATGCTAGCGATCGGCTTATGTATGAAGGCAAGGCTCCAGAGCTTTCCTTCACCAAGTCAGCAAGAATGCCTGCCTTCTTTGAGCATAGAAATGAAAACCTCCCACAATATGTATGAAGCTGTAGTAGGACCACAGTTTAATCAGTATCTCCTTGATGAACTTAAGGAAGTATTCCCACCCATTACCATTGGTCCTACAGATAAGATCGAAAAGATCATGTACATTTCAGGACAGCAATCAGTTGTTGACTGGTTAATTAATCGTATGGAGAATGAGTGATGGCTAAAGGATGGGGAGAGTATTGGAATCCAGTAACTAAACAGCAGGAAACTTTCCAATCACCTACTAGAAAAGATACTGTTGATATAAAAGAGAGTCAGATTGGAACACAAAGTTATTGGAAAGTGAAGAACAACCCAATGTACCAAGCAGCTGCTGACGCACTAGATGTAGATTGGGATGAATTCATTGCTGATGCTGATGCTTCAGTAGGATTAAAAGTTGACTGGGAAGACTATGAACCAGAGATGGGTACTACTACTAAGCGAGGAAGACGGAAGAAGGAAGGTGGATGGACTAGTGAGGAGTCAGTATCTTATAATGTAGAGGAATATGAAAGAGCTTATGCTGATTGGAGTAATGATGAAGATAGTGACAAGTTTGATAAGCCTAAGAAATCAGACTTCACTACAGGCTCCGGTCTAAATAAGTATGGCTTCGCTGGGAACAATGATATCTATAATCAGATTCAAGAGTTTGATGATTGGCTAACTAAAACTGCCAAGACTCAATCTCTACAGAAGGCACCTATTATAAAACAAGGACCAAAGCCTAGTGATTATGGTATGGAGGGAGATAACATCTTTGCAGCTTTAGGAATAGACAAAGCACCTGGAGCACCTAAAGAATTGGATGTTAGTTATAAGATGAATTTAGCACAAGCTAAACCTAGCAGTGTTACTTACAATACACCTACAGAATATACAAGAGTAAATTTACATGGAGATTAATGGGTTATTCAAACTTTTTATCAGGACAATTAAGCCCTAGAGGTACAGTAGGAAAGAAAGCTTGGGACTGGGGAAAGTCACAAGGTTACTCAGATCAACAACTAAAGGTAGCAGTACAACAATTAGTCCAGAATGCTGGAGTCGGTGTTAATAATGCTCCCGGTCAATTCTTTAATAACGGTGGACCTATGCGAGGTGTACCGGGTATTGCTTCACCTAAGAATCCACTAGGTAAGTACCAAGGTACTGGTGGTAACTTCGGGCTGAAATCCTACAATGCAGCGAAAGCTGATGGTTGGACAGCTGCAGAAATTGGAAGCAACATTGGTTCATCCGGAATGTTCATGCCATCTGGTTCTATGAATCAATACCAACAGGATATGGCTGATCAACATGCTCAGGAGCAACTTCAGATGCAAGCTCAGTATCAAGCTGACATGGAAAAATGGAAAGCCGAATACCAAGCAGCTCAAGTACCAACCATCCAACGATCAGGTAACCCTGGAGCTGTAGGTAAACCTGCAGCTGGTATGAAAATTGCAGAAGGAGATGATTACTCAGGAGGCAGGAGAGGATCAGGTGATTTGAATCGTGATTCTGCTTACTTCATGAACAACCTAGGCGGCTTGGGATCAGCCACAGCAGCAGTAAGTTCACTTAACATCGGATAATAATGACCGCTAAGAAGAGATACGACATCCTATCTAGCGACCGTTCACAATATCTAAATACAGCAGAGGAAGCTTCAAAGCTAACACTACCTTATCTAATCCAACAGGATGTAAACACTAAAGGTGCTAGAACTTTGGTCACACCTTGGCAAGCCATAGGAGCGAAAGGTGTTGTCACCTTGTCGAGTAAACTAATGCTTGCTCTTCTACCTCCACAGACTAGCTTCTTTAAACTACAGGTAGATGACTCCAAGCTAGGAGATTATGGTCCTGAAATTAAAACAGAACTAGAACTAGTTTTTGCAAAGATTGAAAGGATTATCCTTGACCAGATTGCTGCCTCTGATGACAGAGTAGTAGTACATCAAGCTTTGAAGCATTTAGTGGTAGGAGGTAATGCTCTTATCTTCATGGGTAAAGAAGGGTTGAAACTCTTCCCTTTGAATAGGTATGTTGTAGATAGAGATGGTAACGGTAACGTAATAGAGATTGTCACCAAAGAAAGGATCAGTAAGAAGCTACTACCACCAGAGTTAGTAGAAGAGAAGATGGATTATGTCAGTGAAGACACTGAAGTAAATGACGACTGTGATGTTTACACGCACGTTACCTGCTTAGGTAATAGAGTGCAGTGGCATCAGGAAGTCTACGATAAAATAATCCCTAAGTCGATAAGTAAAGCTCCAAAGAGTTCTACTCCTTGGCTACCACTAAGGTTCAACACTGTAGATGGTGAACAATATGGTAGAGGTAGAGTAGAAGAATTCCTAGGGGATTTGAAATCAGCTGAGGCATTGTCTCAGGCATTAGTAGAAGGCTCAGCAGTAGCAGCTAAGGTTGTATTTACTGTGAACCCTTCATCAACAACTAAGCCACAGACATTAGCTAACGCAAAGAATGGTGCCATCGTTCAGGGAAGACCTGATGATATCGCAGCCATTAGTGTAGGTAAGACAGCAGACTTTGCTACTGCCTACAACATGTTAGGTACTTTAGAGAAGAGATTAGCTGAAGCATTCCTAGTATTAAGCGTAAGGCAGTCTGAGCGCACAACTGCGGAAGAGGTCAGAATGACTCAGATGGAATTGGAGAGTCAACTTGGTGGGCTATTCAGCCTTCTAACTGTTGAGTTCCTCAAGCCATATCTAGACAGAAAACTTACATCTATGCAGAAGGATGGAACTATCCCTCCTATTCCTAAAGACTATGTACATCCTACAATTGTAGCTGGTATCAATGCTTTAGGACGTGGACAAGATAGAGAAAGCTTAGGTATGTTCCTACAAACCATTGCTCAAACAATGGGACCAGAAGCTATACAGCAATTCATTAATCCAGAGGAAGTAGTTAAACGCCTAGCGGTTGCTTCAGGTATCGATGTACTCAACCTAGTGAAGAGTATGCAAGAGGTACAGCAACAAGGCGCTATGCAACAAGAGCAAGCGCAACAGATGGAGATGACTAAACAAGCCAGCTCTATGGCTGCTGTTGAACAGAAACAACAAGAGGCAATGATGAATGCACAAGCCCAACAAGCCGGTAACCCCGGTCAGTCACCCGCTTAGTCCAGAAGACAGGAAGTACTTCGCTAAGCCAAAAAAACTCACCCACTATGTAGTAGTTAAAACATGACAGAAACAATCACTTATGATGGTTCAGAAGAAGCCGCTGGAGAACTAACAGCTGAAGAGCAAGACTCTCTAGCTATTGGAGAACAGATGGAACAAGAGCAGGAACAGCTCTTAGCTGGTAAATATAAAACAGCAGAAGAGTTGGAGAAAGCTTACGGTGAACTAGAAAAGAAACTAGGAGAATCACAAGAGACAGAAGAACCATCTGAACCTGAACAAGAGGAAGAGAATAAAGAAGCCGATGGTAACTTTCTAGATAGGCTATGGCAGGAAGCAACGTCTGAATATACAGAAGCTACTATCAAAGAACTGAGCACTATGGACCCTAAGGATCTAGCTCAGATGCATCTTGAATATAGGAATGCTAATCAACCACAACAGTTAGATGACAAGTCTGTAAGCCAGTTAAAAGAAGTAGCTGGTGGAGAGAAAGGTTATAACGAGATGATGGGTTGGGCCAAACAAAACCTATCCGAACAGGAAGTCAATATGTATGACTCTGTAATGGATCGTGGAGATCGTGAGGCTTGCTTCTTTGCAGTACAAGCTTTGAAGTACAGGATGGCAGATGAAACAGGAGTAGAAGGTGAAATGCTTACAGGTAAAGCACCTTCCAAACAGGGAGATTCATTCAAGAGTCAAGCCGAGATGGTACGTGCAATGAATGACCCTAAATATGATGAGGATCCTGCCTACCGACAGGAGGTAATGAGAAAACTAGAACGATCAGACAACAAATTATTCAATGCTTAACGTTATAACCACCTCATTCATCATGGTAGCTAGTTGGTACGGACCAGGTTTCCATGGTAACTACACAGCTAACGGTGAAATATATGATCAGTATGGCAGTACAGCGGCTCACAAAACATTACCTTTCGGGACACGATTGGAAGTGTGTTATGAAACTTGCGAGGTAGTAAGGATCAATGACCGTGGGCCGTTTATTCCGGGTAGGGATCTTGATATTTCTCATGGCACAGCTAACCGGATTGGCATGACTTCAGCTGGAGTAGCTGAGGTCCGAGTAAACTTTTTAGATTAACGCTTTAATGGCTACAACTCTCACAAAACAGAATAACACTGACAAGTGGGAGGAGTTTTGCTCATGGGTTACATCAACTAACAACAGATTATATGTTGGTTGGTTTGGTGTACTCATGATACCCACTCTTCTAACAGCAACAACGGCATTTATACTTGCCTTCATAGCAGCACCTCCCGTAGATATTGACGGGATTAGAGAACCTGTAGTAGGTTCATTGTTAGGTGGTAACAACATCATCACCGCAGCCATTGTTCCTAGTAGCAATGCAATTGGACTACACTTCTATCCCATTTGGGAAGCTTTAACTTTAGATGAGTGGTTATATAATGGTGGAGAATATCAACTTATTGTCCAGCATTTTCTCATTGGTATCTCTGCATACCTAGGTAGACAATGGGAACTTAGTTACAGATTAGGTATGCGACCTTGGAATGCAGTTGCATTCTCAGCACCACTAGCTGCAGCGTTTGCTGTATTGCTGGTATATCCAATTGGACAAGGGAGTTTTAGTGATGGATTACCACTCGGAATATCAGGGACATTCAACTTTATGTTTGTCTTCCAAGCCGAACACAATATTCTCATGCATCCGTTTCATATGTTGGGAGTTGCCGGAGTATTTGGTGGCGCTCTTTTTAGTGCTATGCATGGTAGTCTCGTCACATCGTCACTTATCCGAGAAACAACAGAGAAAGTAAGTCAGAACTATGGATACAAGTTCGGACAAGAGGAAGAGACCTATAATATTGTTGCTGCTCATGGGTACTTTGGAAGACTAATCTTCCAGTTCGCTAGCTTTAACAATAGCCGTAGCCTTCACTTCTTTCTAGCTGCATTCCCAGTCATTTGTATTTG